TATCTATTCTTACTCTATTATTTGGCGCATCTTTTACAAGTGCGATTTCCTGTGTGAATCCAGCAGATTTCAAAAACTTTGATGTGGGAATATAACTGGTTTCTATTGTTTGATTCATCGATTTCATCAGGGTTCTGGACAATCCCAAACCATCTCCATAATACCATTGGAATGCCGAGTTCGCATTACCATCTATTTCACAATTCAGAAACTTGCGACTTGTTGCCCCGCTATCTGTCCAGAATCCCAAATAGTCATAGTCGTTACCTGTGTTATTATCATACAGAACCAGCTTCTTTTGCGAAGGGAGTAGGGTTCGTGTTATATACATTTCACCTGCCGTGATGGTGGCATCATTTGCTACTTCTAACGCATTATTCACAAGTAGAGAGGACATTTGCGATGTGCCTCCTGTGCTAGTAAATGTGTTGGTCGTTGAAATATTATCTGAGGCACTCAATCCATAGAGAAATGTTGATGCATCTGCTGACCCCAAATAAACCGCATCTACTCCTGGTGCTGCTCCTGTATTTGTGATTTGAACCCTTCTACTGAATGTTGTGCCTGTAAATGTTCCCCATGACTGGTCTTGTGTTTTCACTTCTAATGTTGTGATGCGTGCTTCATCTGTGGCTATATCTGCTGTGTTTGTGGCTATTATTGCATCTTGTGCTGCTTGTGACGCATTATTAGTTACGATATATCCTGCTAATCCTGCCGCCGTTGTAGTTGCTAATGCTAATGCCGAATACGCCACTGGGCCGTCTCCAGCTGGGCCTGGGTCTCCTTGTGGTCCTTGCGGGCCTTGAGGTCCAGTGGGTCCGCCTGATGGTCCTGGTGGTCCTGGTGGTCCTGGTGGTCCTCCTGGTGTGCCTGGCGGTCCTTGTGGTCCTTGCGGTCCTGTTGGACCTACTGCTCCTGGCGTTCCTTGTGGACCTTGCGGTCCCATTGGGCCAGCCATAGTATTCATAATTTGCTGGACCGTTATAATTACGCTCGGCGTCGCTGGCCGTGTAGGAGATGCGCCCACTGCATCGTGATGTAAAAATAAATCTAAATCTGCTGAATGCCACGCAATCTGAATATAATCATTTGCTTTGAGAGGCAGCATAAAATTCAACGCCGCTATGAGTTTATCATTATTACCCTCCAATGAATAAATACTGTTTGAATCTGCTATATTTGAACCATTCTTAGCAAACCATACTTCCACATTATCTTTCCCTCCGTCGCTTTTATCAAATTGTGCCGAGAATTGAATATTATAAACACCATCATTCAACACTTTGATTTGCGAACTGGTCGTTCCTATTTGCACCCCATTATTGCTGGGGTCACTATTATTGACCGTCATGAAATTCGTGCTTGTTGCTCCCGCATTCGTTTGGTCTACATTGCTCCAGAATGCGCCCCAGTATCCAACAGATTGAAGCCCAATAATAATATTATCAATCTGGTCTTGTATTGTTTCATTAGTATGAATGCCCTCCAACATATCAAATTGTAGGTCGCTTATATCGGGGTCCGATTTAGTCAAAACATCTGTGTTTACCTCATTAGCATTTACCGAAGCCAAATTTGTAAGATAATTGTAAGCAGTGAAATCTAAATTATTTATACTCATCTATATATATAATGAAAGATAAGATACCCTTAATTCAAAACACGAATAGGAATAATATTTCTATTAAGGCGGATTCCGCCGTTCAATTAGTTAGGGAACTATCAAAATTAGGTGTATTTAGAAAGAAGGGGAAGAAACGCGCTAAACGTTCTTCGGCCTCTACATCTGAGGGTATAAAACAGGACAGTAATATGATTGGATATACGAAACCAATTGGCGGTACACAAATGCGAAATATTCCACCGATTCAACAAATTGAGGCGGGTATGACTCAATCACAAATAGAGAATATTCAACGCCAAAATGAGGCGGCATTCGCGGCATTGAAAGGCGAAGTTCAGCAACAACGGTTAGAAGATATTGAAACACAACAAGGGCAGCGTTTTGCCGACATAACAAAATTGGGTGGAATAATTAATCCATTATTGGAGCGTTTTAGAGGCGCGCAAGAACCTGGTGCTGGCGTATATGACCCTTTTGCTTCAAAAAGCGAATTCCCACAAATCCAAGATGTAGAGGAAAAAGAATTTACAGAAACACTTAATCCAGATGCTCCTCAATATCAAAGGGAGCCGCAAACCGAATTTATTGCCGAGAGTGAAGAAGAAGAAGGCATACCTACTATTGGCGGCGGCGGCGGCAGTACACTCGCCACCATAGTAGAGCGCGAGCGCGGTAAAAGAGCAAAGGCGGTAATTAAAGGTCGAGATGCTATTGCCTCTCAATTTAATCTTGGCCCTGTCCCACCACTTAATAAAAGTGAAGTAAGTGAATTGAGAGAATATTATATTACATTGATGTTGAGGGCTAACCCAGATGAAGAGGTTGATGAAAGGATATTGAATAATAAAAAGAAACTACATGCTCGAATTAATTCTATATTAGACGAACAGGCGGCGGTAATTGGAAGCGATTAATTTCTTTACATATTTTATAGAATGTCTGATTTTATTGAAGAAAATGAAAGAATAGAAATGATAAACTTAGAGGCGCTTCCAGATTCCCTTATTTTCAAAATCCCTGAAATTGAGTTCACTTATAGTTGTGAGAAATTCGGCGTCAACCAACATCTTAACATTGAATTTTGGGAAAAGCGGTTTGAGCGCATGTTCCCAGGGCTTTTGGCTCAATTTCCGTGCCTCTATTATATGGTTGAAGAAATGATGCAGGAAGGCATCAAGCGCACTCCATTAGAGGAAATCGAATTTAGGAAAAAAAATGAATAGTAAAGGGGAGTGCTGTCCCGCTTTATTATATATGCAATTTGTATATATAATGAATGTTATTCCCAATTCAAACCGTCCTGCTTTGTCTCTTTACGATTCTTTACGGGTTGGCTATTTACCTGAAAATAAAAAGGGTCGAGAAATGGAGAAATACGGTTTCCAGATAGACAAAAAGCTGAGTAACGAAAATCAGCAAGTTTATTTCAATCCCGAAACCAAGAAACTCCTCTACAACGTCACGGGCAGTCAATCGTTAAATGATTGGGTCAATGTTGACGCCAAATTGGCTCTTGGCGGCACTATCGGCAAAGGCATCAAAGCCATCGGCAAGCCCTTGGAGCGCGGTATATCAGCATTGTTGCCTTCATCTTGGAAGAACAAGTTTGAAAGAGGGTTTGAAAATGTTGTAGGGGGGTTTAAAGACACCGACAGATACAAACAGGCCGACGAAACATTGAAAAAGGCCAAAGCCAAGTATCAACCAGCTGAAACGGCAATTACAGGTCACAGCCTTGGGGCACGTATCGTTCAGGACATCGCCAAGAAGTCGGACAAGGTTTATGCCCTTGATGCAGGTTCCACAATAGGCCAAACAGTTAAGGGTGGTCCAAATCGCAATATTTATCGCACTGCTGGTGATGTAGTGAGTGGAACTACTGCTTTTAATAAAAATGTAAGAACGCTTGAAAATCCGCATACCAGAAAAATCATCCCTGCTTTGCTTACTGGCGACCCCAAAAAAGTTGGTCTTGCTGCTGCTATTGACGCATTTCACAGTCATGACATTAAAAACATTAAAGACAGCGATATATTTGTATAAAGGGTATAAAAAGAGTATAATATAGTATATATAAGATGATATATACGATATACAAAATAAGTATTGCTGGTGAGGATTACATTGGTTCAACAAAGGATTTGAAACATCGGAAAGGGCAACATAAAGCTACTTGTAATGTTGAAGGTAATCCACATTACCATTACAAACTATACCAACATATTCGTGCTAATGGTGGGTGGGATTGTTGCGAAATAACGCCAGTGGAAGAGTTTGAATGTGAAACAAAACAACAAGCGTGTATCAGAGAGGAATATTGGAGAAGGGAATATAAAGCACTTTTGAATATGAGAAAAGCATTTGAAACAGAAGAAGAACGGATTAATCTTCAAAAAATAAGTAATGTAAAAGCATGTAAAAAACGAAATGAAAAATCAAAACAAGAAATACCTACCGAATGCGAATGTGGCGGTCGTTATAAAAAAAAATGTAAAGCAGAGCATCTCAGAACAAAACTCCACCAAGACTTTATTTCATCCTGTTCTCCTTGAATTGGCTTGCTTGCTCTTCATCCTCAGGGATTCCCACGATTGTGAAGGTGTAACCACATACTATAACAAAATTGCTTATTGGCGTGCCTGGTGCAATAGGCAACGCTCTCAGTGTTAAATTAACAAAATCTTGGTCTTTATAAAATGATGTGACTATTCCACTTTGATATCCATTGCTTCTTGGTGTTGATGCGACGTTCCCTATTGAAATAGTCCCCAATGTTGCTGTTGGGGTTTGACCTGTGCCTGTTATATACGCCGTCTGATTGATGAAATTCAATCCCTCCATTTGTAAAATATAGGAAGCATTAACAAGCACTACTGCCCCAGAGTTACTTGTTGTTCCCGTTAAAAATATATTGAACTTCTTATATTTGTCCCACATTGAACGGCACAATTGACGCATATTTACATTATTCAGGGTAAATTGAGTTGAAGCAGCATTTATCACACCCAAATTTGTTTCTGTTGTTGTAAGTCCTGATGTGTTTATAAACAGTGTTGCTTTCTCCACTTTGTAAATGGGTTTTATGAAAAATCCAATAACGCAATTTGGGTTAGTTCCTGTAAATGTAAAAGCAAATGGTCCCGAGTTTTCATTGTTTTTCAAATTAATTGTGAGATTTACATTATCGCCATCTCGTTTGAATTGAACTGGGGCAACTGGGTAGGCCATTACAGCATCGTGACCTGACGCCGAATTTGAGAAAACAATGGTTCCTAATATTGGTGATTCCGTAGTCATTCCCAGTCTATCTGTGTTATTGCTGTTCTTAGTAGCACTATTCACGAAATTGAGTCCATTCATTTGAAATAGACAAGTTCTGGCATTTCCTGCTGGTGTTCCTATGCCTAAGTTATTATAAAACGCCATTTGGATTTCAAAATCCTCGTGTTTATCCCAGAAATTACGGCACAAGCGTCTCATATCAAACGCAGGATAATTATACTCTTTGCGGTCTGAACTTACTGTGCGTCTCACTTGCGATGTTATTGTTGATGCAGTATTAAATCCAAAAAACGCGCACTCATTCATTTCGCCTGGTATGACTGGTTCAAATACCAAATGGAAGCAAACATCACTGTAACTATTTCCTGCTCCGACGCTTCCAAATGTGCTAGGTCCAGTAGCAGTATTATTTACATTTGTAATTGTGAAGTTTAAATCAACTACATCGCCACATTTGCGAAAATTATAACTTTGACCCGTATTTGAAATTAATTGATTTTGTTGCTGAGTTGTTCCCTGAACATTTAAAACCGCAATTGCTACATAATTTTGACTCATATATGCTGTATCATAATGGACGTTCTCCCAAGTAAGACCCGCCATATTGTAACAGGTGACTCCCACATTAGAGCCCGTTAGTGTCACTGTTCCAGTAACCGCTGCTGCCGTCACTTTCATACAAAACACATCATATTTATCCCACGCAGCACCAAGCACATTTCGCATATTAATATTTGAGAATGTGAAATCTGACTTTGCCGCATTAATCGTGCACGGATTTGTTGTTGAAGTTGTTGATAATATTAATGAACCACTTTCACTAAGCATTTATATTATCATTATACTTTAATCTTGAGGGCAAACTACGTTTTCCCTTACCCTTTCCTTTTTAAGCGGGGGTGCAAGAGGGGAGGCACTCCCCTCTACTCTTTGATTCCCACAACGGCAAATGTTAAACTGAATTGGTTAAATTGATTATTAAATGCTAATCCTCCATTTGCCGCCGTAAAGAGTTGAAACGCTAAATCTACTGTCTCTGATTCAGGTTTTCTAAAGCTGATTAAACTGTCAGGCACCGCAAAACAATCTCCATCAGCCACTAATGTCCCTGGACGAAATTGAAATGTTGATGTATATGCTACACTTTGCGAATATGATGCTGTGGTAGTTGTGCTTAAACAATTAATAAATTGGAGTCCTCCTATTTGAAACCATAAAAATCGCTGTTCGTTAGATGGTGCCGATGTCACATTTCCTATTCCCACATTCAAGCAAACCAAATTGAACTTATTATATTTATCCCACAGCGTTCCAATAATGCGTCGCATATTTACATTCGTGAAAGTAAAATTGGTAAATGTTGAGTTCATTGTTCCAAAAGCATTTGTCCCACCTGCCGATAAGATTTGCGTTGTTAATGTGAAGTTTGCTAACTCATTTTGATACAAATAGTTGAACGGGTTTTTATAAATCTTATCTCTAACAAATGGAACAAATGTAAGGAAAAACGATTGCACAAATAAAGTGGTTGTAGTAACATCAGGGACAGACGTGATATTGAGTGTTATTTGTGTGTTATTTGGTTTTATAAGAATAAACTCTTTTGTATTTGATGGTTTTCCTATATTTCCGACTCCGTCATTTGTATATTGAAACTGATTAAAAACACTAATCGCCGTCTCAAATCCCGCGGGTTTCCCTTGATATGACGATTGAACTATATTCAAACCATTTTGATAAAGTGTAGCCAACCCATTATTATTACTTACTGAGTTTTCATAACCTATATAAACTTTAAATTCATCATATTTTTGAAACATCGTTTCGCCTAAAACTAACCGTAAGTCAAAGATAAATGTATAACTGCGATTGTCGGAACTTCTTATTCCGATTTTTGATTGTGTAGTTGTCAGATTTCCTCCATAAAGCCATAATTTCGCTACTTCTTGGTCCATTTATAATAACACTATATTATTATTATAAATTTTTATTTCGGCTTCTTATGGGTAAGATACTGACTTTTTGCTGTATGCACTAAACCCGTCATTAGACGGCCTTCCCCCGCTTTGTGAGTCGGCATAAAACTGGGATAAATTTTCCCACTTGGTAAATAGTGAACGCTTTTTTTTCCCATTATACTCTTGGGTGAGATTTTAATAACGAGCATACATTACGCCATTTTCGCAAACTAGCACTTGGTCGTAAGCGGCAAACGCAGTTTGGAGAAGGGTGACGTTGCCTGCGGGCACGTAATTTCCAATAAAGAAAATATCGGAGGTGTTCGTGTTGGTTCCAGCGAAAATAGCCGACTTATCAGCATTCTGGTACACCTCCATATCAATGCCTACAATGAAGCTGCCCGAATCGGCGGTTTTTGCAAGGTCCGCACTTGAAATAGTGGTGGGGACATCAAGCGCATAAGAAATCAAATCAATAGACGGCTGTAAGTTGAGGTCAGCAAGAGAGCCAAAGCATTTAACGGCCTCATTGTAAATTTCTGGGACAGATGTAGGTTGAGTGGAAGGAAGGACTTCTGAGCCCACGCGGAAAGAATAACTGGCTAAGCCAAACTTGCAGTGAGACATGGGGTATAGGCCAGTAGTTCCCTGGGATGTGCGACTCGCAACAAAGATGTTCTTGAGACTGCTGAACTTGGCGGGCACTGGGAAGCTGACCTGTGTTCCTGCCGTGGTAATGGCGGCAGAGTTGGTGTAAGACCTGTATGAGGGCAAGACCATCTGCATGGGGCTTGAAGAACCAGCCCTAATAGCAGAAACGGCACTATCGGGGAGCTCCAAGAACTCGCCGCAGTAATTTACGCCACTCACAACAAAGGTGGGGGCCGTAGCAGAGCCAGCAACTAACACAAGGGACGACACAAGAGTAGGTTTCAAAACGATTTCCACTCTGAGCGGGGCAGCAGTGAGCTCGAATAAAGGCAAATAGGAAGCTCCAGCCAGAGAACCAACCATCGAAACAAGGTTGATAGCAAAGGGGACAGTGGTGCCCGCGGTAGTAACAGAGGTAGAAGCGCCACGGTTTACACCACGGGGGTTAATAACAGCATTCTGGGTATAGGCAGCAGCCGTGTTTGATGTAACAGTCCATTCAGGGTTGGTTCCACTTGTAACAGAGAAGCGTCCCTTTACGGTGTCGTCAGGCGCCTGGTAATCGTATAAAATCTTGGCGAGCTGGGAATAGTTATCAATATCTTCACAGATATACCACGCTAAAACTAACAAGCATTTCCTCTTGTTAAGCGTCTTGTCTTTTTAAATGGGACAAGCACCCTCTCGGGTGGGATTAGACTATATCTTAAGCATCATCGGGTTGATTAGACCGTCATTTGACGCCCACAGGCATTTAGTCGTTGAACCGCCTACATATCCTATCATAACGGACTTAGTAGACTGGCTGCGGATTGCCCTATAATATAAAACTTTTTACTGTACCTTATGTTGTTAGCATAAGCCACCATAATGTTTCCAATATGGTTTAGTATTTTATACCTTGAGGGGTTTCCCGCAATTTGGATGTGTTGCCCTAAAAATAGGACTTGCTTATCTTTTTAATAAACATTTACTCCCTGAAAATTAAGGAGATTAGACCCGTGGAAAACCCGGATTCTCTGGATGAAACCGTGAATGCCGCATGACTCGAAAGTAGCAGCAGTGGCGTCAGCAGTAGCGCAGGATAAAACAAGATTGCCCCTCAAATAGGACTCGGACGGGATAAGGCAGGTGTTTGCTCGGGTTGGGATGTTAATTGTGATTGTGTCGTTGGGAACGTAGTTTCCAGTTCCCGATTGGGGCTGGACTTGGGTCAAATATCTGCGCGCGCTGGCGGACTCAACTTTGGACTGAAATTTCAAGTTTGCGGGTATCATATTGTATATTGTAATACAAGATAATAAATTTCGGACAAACCTACGGTTTTTCCATGCCTTTTCCCTTTTCTAAATGTTTTTAAAAAGGAGGGGTCGTAGGGGAACCTTGGTTCCCTACCGTTTCAAAACATTTCTTTCCAAACCGCCAGAAACTTTTCTTACAAGGGCATCTGCGACTTGTTTGGCGGCGGGTCTATCTAAAAGGGGGATTTTTGACCCGAGTCTCATTTTTCCAAGGGGCATTTTAAAGCCCATCATTGCTTTTCCTAAAGGTGCTTTGTATCCAATCATTTATATTATAGGTAAATATAAAAAAGGAAAGGGTAAGGGAAAACGTAGTTTGCCCTAAAATTTCACACAATCCAATTGTAACGTCATCTGATATTGAATCCCATTCATATCAATAAGCCGCGACTCATTGTCTAGAAGCCGTATTTGAATTTGGTCCAATTTATTCATATAGAGATTTGTTCTGTAATTATTCGGATTCGTATAGGTAATTATGCTAAAGGGAGCCACATAGACGGGAATTGCTGCTAAAATATTCTGATTGTATGGTTGCGCCACATTCACATTGTAAGTTGGAAAATTCACTTCTACATTGATGACGCGAATTTGGTTCAGATTTATACAGTCTCGTCCATATAGTAGATTCGCCGTGCTGGTAGTATTTGTAGTTTTGCTAAATCCAAGGATATGATTAATTGTCGAGGCATATATTATAAAGTTGCTTGTCGCATGAGTAATCAAGATTTTGCTGGTTATACTGCTATACGTTATTGTATACGATGCGCCCATTGCTGCCTGGATTACCCCTATAAATTGGGTTATTGTGTAATTTCCTGGTTCTACGTAGTATGTAGTTGCGGGGTCACCCACGAGCCCAAAAATGAATGTGTTGTCGAAGCCAGTGATAGAGTAGAAACTGTAGGGGATGTTTGCATTTTGGAGCGATAGGTAGATATGCATCCCATCTGGTATTTCGATTACTGGTAAATAATAAATGCTGTCCGCTGTGTTCCCACCCACCGTCTCTGTCGCATAGCGGCTATTAAGGTATATTTGAATTGATTCATTCTGCATCGTTAGTTAATTTATGGTGATATTTTTATGCCTATTTCTCTTCAATCATCAGAGGATTACCATTTTTATAAAATTTATCCTCAAATAGGTCTATGTCTAAATGATTGTAGGGCACATCAAACACATAGTCATACAATTGTTTCATATCATCTTCTTTCATTTTTATGAGTTCTTTTGTGATTGTCGCCAGCTCCTCCTTATTGCGGACGCCGTTAAAAATGCTCGCCCACGTGAGCTGCTTCCTCAAAATTTTCGGGAAATAGAGATATGACTGTACGGTAAAAATAAAGGAGCAATTGAGATGGCGCGCTTTGATTAACATTGAATTCAATTCGCGCAGCAGCGCCTTGTCCTTGATATTATTAGCGAAATCATCTATAATCACTAAAGTGTACTCATTATCATCATCTTCATCACGGTCTTCCTTTATTTTTATTAATTCCTCTCTCAGGTCATTCAGTCCCTCCGCTGTGAGTTCGTGATAGACTTTATCATGGTTTTTAAATGGGTGATTCGCCACACTGAGAAATGACGCGGACGGGCAAAAATAATGAATATGATGAAACTTCTTTTTATAAACCGTCTTCATCTGATTTAGCAGGAAACTCGATTTGCCCGACCCTCCTGACCCTATGTAGAGGGCAATTGCTCCATTGCGGCGTGAAATACCCTCTACAATATCGGGGATATAAATATCCATTGTCTCCTTTATTGGCTTTGTTTTGGGGATGGATTTGTTGGGTGTTTCGCTAATATCAATCGGCATTCTATACAATACAGACATAGTTTAATTTAGGAAAACTTATCTTTGCCTATTTTATAGATTTGATGAGTGATACAGACCAGCCTGATAATGCAGCCGACGATGCGGGATTGACCAAACAAAAGAAACCGCGCAGTGAGGCGCAGATTGCGACATTTGAAAAGATGCGTGCAGCCAAGGCCGCTAAACGTGCCGCTGCTGAGCCCGCGCCAATTCCAGATAAAGAACGCAAGAAAATGATTTTGAAGGCGGTTAAAGAGAAACTGAACGGTGACCCTAAACCTGAGGTCGTTGATGAGACCGAGAGCGAATCCGACGATGAGCCCGCGCCGCCGCCTAAGAAAGCCGCAAAGAAGGCCGCTCCGCCGCCCCCACCCGTGAAGGCAAAGAAAGAGCCCAAAGTTGTTTATGAGGAAGACAGCGATACTGAGGAAGAGGTCGTCATTGTGAAGAAGAAGCGCAAGAAGCCAAAGAAGAAGACCATCATTTATGAGGAGAGTACCTCTGAGGATGAGCCTGAGCCTGAGCCGCCCAGGAAGGCCGCCCCGCCAAGCCGCGAGACCAAGAGTCAGCAGAACAGCAAGTCGTTGTTTAAGATTACACCAGGTAAGGCTGAGGCACCAAAACCCATTTATTATTTCGCTGACTAATAGGGCAAACTACGTTTTCCCTTCCCCTTTCCTTTAGAGGGGAGTGCCTCCCCTCTTGCTCCCCCGCTCAGAAAGGGAAAAGGCCAGGAAAAACCGTAGGTTTGTCCTTTTTTAAAATGGGGGTCAAATGGGGATTTTATCCCCCTTATATATAATGGAAACTACGCCCCCTATTAATGATATTGAATGCCGCGAACCCAAGGAGGTTGACTTGCGGTTTTCCACCGCTGTTGATGATATGGTTGCTACTACTGCTGCAGCGGATATACGATTTGGTCTTTATTTGAGTGGCTGTGGTGTTGCAGCGGCTTTAGTAATAATGGGGTTCCTCATTTATGAGCTTGCTGGTTAGATATAAT